TTGTCTCCAGACATTCGCTTCTTAAAAGCTACTTCTACCGCTTCACGATCTTCTGGAGTCATTAAATCAAGCAGATTTGCCATACTTACTCCTGATTATCAGGTTTTTCACCTACAATCTTTTGATAGATTTCGAGAATGCCCTCAATTGGCACTTTCGCAAGCACTTTGCGAGCTTCATCCGGCTTATCAAACACGCTGTAAAGAATGTCGCTCAAGTTTCTAATAACCTCTTTAACTCTCGTTGTATCATTAGTACCTCGCGCTTCTTTTAATTCGTCGCATAAATCGACGTAAGATAATGTTTGAGCTGAAGACATTGGCGTAACTTTAAACTCTACGCCATCAATCTCGGCAGTGATTTGTTTTGTGTATACTGATGTTGAAATAGATACTGACATTATAATTAAAATCCTTTTTATGCTTAGTATTATGGGTTTATACAGGGTGGCAATAAAAACTTGTGATTTTTAGAAAATATGTTATAATTGAAGCATTATGGATATGGGTACATTCATTGGAGCATGGACTGTTATCCAAAACAATGAAAAAAATAAGAAGAAAAATAGTCCAAAAACTTATCCAGTCGAGCATTCAATTATCTTATGGCTTTTATTTGGCGGTATTTTTGCCTACATTCCTGTAATTTACTTCACTTTCTCAAAAAAACATAAATGGCATCTATAAAAAATAAGCTCCTACTAAGAGCTTATTTTAGTTATTAAGACTTTATTGGTGTGCAGTAACTGGAATGGTCTTCTGCGCAGTTACATCCCACTTTGATGGCTTAGATAAATCGCCAGTGCCAACGCGGAAATAACCGTTATCTGTTGGTTGCATTTGTAGGGTTGCCTCAATAGATACTGCGTCTGTTGTAGATAATGTCGGATTAAATGACATATTTACAAGCCCTGCAAAAATGTGGATATCATTATCGTCGGTTTTTTCACAAACTGGATGAATATTGACAGGTAGTGCTTTACGCATACTGCAGTTGTTGCTTCCGAATACGATTGCACCAGTTTTTTGAGCTTCAGCAGTAGGTTTTTGATAAGCGTCTGCCCAGAGGACTTTTAGATAATCCAAGTTTGGCAGATAAACGGTAAAAGTTAATTCTGCAGTTTCAGCTTTGCCAGATGGTTGCTTTCGAGTACCAGCTTGAGTCTTCGCTTCTACTGTACCTTCAGCGTAGTTTGGCGTAATATCACCAAGACATTTTGCTGGAATAAGGGTATTTCCAATGCTCATTTCCCATTTACCAGCCATGAGTGTTTCGTCCATATATTCTCCTTTATGGTTGTTAGTAATAAATCGTGCCAGTGAATGACCAGACCATTCGTCCATTAGTATCTAATCCTACATTAGTAATGGATGATGGTGGCATAATAGTTACATTATGATACTCCCGACTAAACACTGGCGGTACTGGTGGGAGTGTACAGATATCGTATGAGTTATTTAGGAACTTTCTTATTTCTTCGAGCTTCTGGTAGCTCTCGATGTCGGTTTTGCCTCTCGAATAAAAGATGTAATCTTGACGATTACGCATGCCCCTATCTTGAGACACTCCGACGCTGGCAATGTAGATACCATTTTTGCCTAAGCCAATTTTCTCCCAGAATAAATCCTGATCAATTTTACCTAGACCGTTATCTTCGAGGAATTTAAGTAATGATAATACGATCATTTCAAAAACTCCTTGAAGCCAAGCTTAGCAACAACATTATCACCAGCTTTTTGCAGATAATACTTAGTATGAGGATTTTTCTTATTCTCAAAGTGTCGACGTCTGGCATATGGCACCCTAGCATCCCCGAACTTAACATGTACTTCGGAATCAGACACAACTTCGACTCGTCCATCGCTTTTTAGATCACCGGTTAATTCTGGAGCTAATGCAATAGCATCCATCAGGATTCTATCGCCCATAGCACGCAAACCGTTTCTCCAGTTCTCTCGTTCGACTCGCTCGAAAAGCTTCGTATTGGTTCTAATTATTACCGGCATATTCAGCCCTCTCAAGTGTTAAGGTTAAGTGTTCAACCTCATTAGTGTCGAAATTACGCCCTTCAGTTGCACCAACAATCGAATAATCAATATTGTTATAGCGAATACCGTTGCCGATAATTTGCTCGCAAGTTAAACCAGTAAAATCTTCTGGATGGACATGAACAGTGTTATTTGATTTCCGTGTCTCTTGGTTGCCCTGCGAGACCATACCTTCTTTAATCTTAACGATACCTCGAAGGGTTTTTTGACCTATAATTCGGTTGCCATATATTTCACCTCGACTAATTGTTAGATATTCAAAGGGTGCCTCAACAAACATATCAAACACGGTCATAACATCGTCTTTCCGTGCATAATGCCGCTCGAACATTGACTGTACTTTAGAAGCGTTGCACTTTCATTAGATAAAACCAAACTCATCGGACTTTTCTTGTCAGCTGTATAGTTGATAGAAAAATCCTCTACTCGTTTTGATTCCACTCCATTATTATGTTCAAAATCCTGTGTCGCTTTAATACTGCCAAACATTTTAGCTAGAAGCATTTTGAGGTCAGCAGGAATTGGGCTTGGAAGTACGGTTAAACAAAGTAAGTCCCTAAGCTTTAAGTCGGCAATCTCGAAGTAGATATTAAAGTTCTTAATTTCAACCTCAGAAAGAGGACGACCAAGCAGAGCAACTACTTCATCTTGTGATAGCACAGGTCGGTAATTATTCATCTGATCATCCTTTCCTTAGTTTAATTGATTAAGCATGTGCAAATGCGCCAGCAACGGTTTTGTAGCCTTGGGCAGAACCACCAACATAACGCTCAGTAAGCATAACGTCTTGGTTTTTATTGGTATCAAAATCAGTACGTACGGTTGCGGTAGGTTCACCAATTAAAACGTAGCTTTGGTTGGCGTATGCAATAGCCTTAACATCTTTACCGACAAGCTCGTCAATTTCAAAGATCTGCTTTACGTCAAGTAAATTAGCAAGGTTAGAGCCTGCTGGGAACATTAAGTGTCCATCAGAACCTTTAGCTAATTTGAGTTCAGTAGTAAATCCAGTTGGCACAACCAAGATTTTACCTGCGTTTTTCTCGTCCTTGACGGCGCCAACGGCACGGACTGCCAATTCATAGCTACCTTCTCCCTCTTTACCTTCGACTTTAGTAGCAACATTTGAACCATAGCCATTAGTTGCATTGATATCGGCAAGCATTGGATAAAGACCACGAGTGCCTTGTAAGGTAGCCTTATCGCCAGTTCCTTGACCGATTAAAGCACCGACAGCAATAGCGTTAGCGACACGTGCTGCTAATTCTTCAACACGGAAGGTAAGCAATTCACCTTTTTCATCATCGTAAAGATCCTGCAAGTCGATTGGAAGCTTTTTGTAGATACCAAGACCTTTAAGATCACGACGAACATTGGTCAGAGACTGGTCAACTTTTGCATCACCTTTTTTATGTCCATTAGCGGTATCACTAGTACCAATTGCGTAAACGGCAGCACTTTTTACGCCCACTGTACGGAAAGTTGCCAAAATACCAGGATTATCGACCCAAGCCTTGAAGAAGATATTTTCAATCTGGGATGGCATGATAGCATCACCGGTTACACCTTTAGATTTAAGGTTCTCACTCCATTCACGCATGATCTGTTCATTAGAACCACGGTGGTTTTTGAGAACAATATTCTTAAAATCTAAAAGTGCAGCTTTTGTTTTGAGATAGTTGTTTGCAGAAGCTGGTTGGTTAGGCATGGCACCTTTTTCCACAACTGCATCTTTTGCAATTTCTTTGTTGTTCATAGTTTCTTCCTTTTCTTCATTATTATTAGTTTCGGGTGCTTCTTGAGTTTCACCCTCTGATTCGTTAGTGGTTTCTTCCTCTGAATTATCAGCGGAAGTTTCACCAGCTGTTTCTGGTGCTTCGGTTGTCTCAGAAGTCTCAACTTCTGGTGCTTCTGGAGTGACCGTGTGGTCTTTTCCATCACCATTAGCATCACCAAAATTGTCGTTTTGTTTCGTCTTCATTTCGTCTCCTAATAAAGATTTAATGGCAAGTAATCTTGCTTCCTTGTTGGATCCACGATAGACCAGTGAGACCTCAATCACTTCAGCCTTACTGATTGTTTCAGAGTCAATATTGTAGTCGTAATCAATCATTGTGATCGAGAACGCATTAGACAGATGACCTTCTTCAAGCAGTGTGAGCATTTCTTGGGCGATTTCTCGCTTGGAAATTCCAGCCTCAAATGTCAGTTCATTGTTCGAGAAGTAAGCAGCACGAATGGAGCCAATCACATCACGAACATCACCGCTGTGGTTCAACATTAAAGGAATATCAATAACTTCACTTACGCCTTCGCTTGGGATAGATGAGACTGTGATATTTCCGCCACCTTTCAGAGGCAAACGTAAGCTTGCTACGTCTACATGCTCATAATGACGATCTTCGTTATTTGAGCTTGCAACAAAGACAATTCTTCTTTCACCATCAACACTCTTAGTAGAGAGCCTGCCAGTAACTGAAACAATTTTCTGTTTAATTGTCATGTTTTCCTTATAGTTAATTTAATATTTGCGATTCTGCATCCATATGGACATCTGCTTCATCGAAAGTGATTATGTAAAGATATAGGGTGGCAGTAAAACGTGATAAAATAAGCAGTAACATATGGAGGTATTATGTTGCTCGACAAACTTAAGAAAAAAGCACAAGATTTTTATAATAAGAATATAGCTATTAAACAAAAAACTAAAACAACTGGCGAAACATACTTAGTAAAAGATGATGAACGTCTAGGTTCGATTGAAAATAGAACTAAAGAATTGACAACAGTTTATGGCGATTATAAAAATCGTAATACCAATGCATGCCCACATTGTGGACACATTTTTGATGAGCCACCTACCCGTGGCAGAAAATGCCCAGAGTGTGGCAATCAATTTTATGTAAGATCTAATAATAGATTATTTGCTAGTGATTTATTAAAGCCTCAAGATGCAATTGCGGCGGATTGTTTTTCTCATATGCTTGATATGCCGGACTTCGATATAACTGTTGAATTTGCAAGAAATA